TCCTACAATAACTCTTTGGTCTACACCAGATGCTTCTTACACTCTTGTTTATTATTATGTAAGAAGAATACAAGATGCAGATGCTTTAGTTAATACAACAGATGCACCTTTTAGATTTTTACCGTGTATGGCTGCTGGTCTTGCTTATTATATCTCTATAAAAAGAGCACCAGATAGAATACAAATACTAAAAAGTATTTACGAAGAAGAGTTTCAAAGAGCCATGTCAGAGGATGCAAACAGCACACCACTTAAGTTAACACCAAATATATCATACTTGAGGTACTAATGGCTAGGTACGCAAGTGGTAAGAAGGCATGGGGTTATTCAGACCGATCTGGTTTTCGCTATCGTTTAAGAGACATGATAAAAGAATGGAATGGTCTAAAGGTAGGAATAGACGAATATGAAGCAAAGCATCCACAATTAGAGCCGAATTATCCAGGTCCAGATCCAACAGCTTTATATGAGCCAAGACCAGATTCAAGAACAGAACCAGCGATAGAAAGATTATTAGGTGTAAATCCTTTTTTACATTCTGGTAGTGGAGCTATAACAGTTACTGAAAAAAATCATGGAAGAAGTAGTAGTGATACTGTTAGATTTAGAGATGCCGTTGGCTTTGGAAGTCAAATTACAAAGGCATTACTTGAATCATCTAGTGGTTATTCAATAACTGCCACGACAACAGATCAATATACGTTTACAATACCTGGCATATCAGCTGCAACGGAATCCGTCACTTATACTGTAACTGTTGTTAGTGGCAATCCAAGTAATCATCCAAGCTACAATGTCGGCTCTTCTAATAAATATGCTATAAACGGAAGCACGGCAACAGCAGATGTTGAGCTAACATTTAAGGTTGGAAGCACTTACAGATTTGTTCAATCAGATAGTTCCAATTCAGGACATCCGTTGAGATTTTATACTTCAGCAGATAAAACTGGTGGAGAATACACAACTGGAGTTACAACAAACGGAACAGCAGGTTCATCTGGTGCATATACAGAAATAACAGTTGCATCTGGTGCTCCCTCTACCTTATTTTATCAGTGTAGTGTTCATGCAAATATGGGCGCAACGATAACAGTAACAGACATAGACCCAGGATTAAACACTCAATTTGGTGGAGACATAGCTACAGTTGGCCCAGTAACATTGGAGAAATAAATGAGTTTTACAAAAGCAACATTAAAAACAGCAATACAAGATTATACAGACAACACAGAAACTACTTTTGTTAATCATTTAGATGATTTTATAAAAGCATCTGAAGAGAAGATATTTAAATCTGTTGATCTTGATTATTTTAGAAAAAACGTAACAAGTGCTTTTACTGCATCCGATCAGTATTTAACAATACCAAATGATTATTTAGCCTCTTTTTCTTTACAGATAACAACGGCTGGTTCAGAGGGATATCTTTTAAAAAAAGATGTTAGCTTTATTAGAGAGTATACCCCAGCTGCTACAACAACTGGACTACCAAAATACTACGCAAGATTTGATGTAGATAATTTCATAGTTGCGCCAACACCAAATAGTAACTATGCAATCGAACTTCACTATTACTACAGACCTACAAGTTTGACTGCTGGATCTGATAGTGGTACAACTTGGTTAAGTACAAATGCTCCGTATGCTTTACTTTACGGATCACTCGTAGAAGCGTATAATTATATGAAGGGTGAACCAGATGTTATACAAAATTACAATGGTTTATATATGCAGTATTTAGAGCGTCTAAAAGATCTAGGAGAGGCTAGAGAAAATACAGATGCTTTTAAAACTGGTCTTCCGTCAAGACCACGAACTTAAAGAAGGAGTAACAAAATGGCGACAGCAAATGCAGCAACCAATTATCTAGAAAGAAGATTATTACATTTTTTGTTTAAAAATAATTCTCTATCTTTCTCTTCACCAGGAAACAGTATCTATGTAGGACTGGCAACAGCCGTATCCGCAGCAGAAACTGGTTCTTTAACAGAAGCAACATTTACAAACTATGCTAGACAGCAAGTTCCAGCTTCTGATTGGACAACAATAGGTGCAGATTCAACAGATACACAAACAGCTAAAAACACAAATGCTATTAGCTTTCCAGCATCAGGTGGTACAAACAATACCATAACTCATGTGTTCATCGCAGATGCAGCAAGTAGTGGGAACATATTGTTTGTAGGTGCTTTAGACGCATCTAAGACAATTGAGTCTGGAGACATATTTAGAATAAATGCTACGAACTTAACTATCGAGCTTAAGTAATGGCTTTTGTTCTATCAGATAGGATAAAAGAGACAACAACCACAACTGGCACTGGAACTTATACTGCTAATTTAAGTAATAGTGATACAACATATTATTGTTGTACTGATGGAACTGATTTTGAGGTAGGGTTAGGTACTTTTACTTCTTCTGGTACTACCCTTGCTCGTACAACTATTATTTCAAGTTCAAACTCTAACAATGCTGTGAGTTGGAGTTCTGGCTCAAGAGATATATTTTGTACATTACCAGGATCTAAAGCAATAGCTAAAAATGGCGATGGTGATGCGTCATTTGCTGATAGTGAAAAAATTAGGTTTGGTTCTGATAATGATGGTTTTATAGAACATACTGGTTCTATTATGAGAGTTTTTTCTTCAACTGGTGGTCTTAGCCTTAAAACAACTGCTGATGATCAAGATGTAACAATACAAACAGATGATGGCAGTGGTGGAACTACTGATTATTTAAGAGCAGATGGTTCTACAGGTGCGGTAAAATTATCTCACTATGGTTCTACAAAGTTAGAAACTACAAGTGGTGGTGTTACTATTACGGGTGCTTTAACTGGTAATGTAACTGGTGATTTAACTGGTAATGCCGACACGGCATCTTCTGTTGCGGCTGATAACCTTTCAGCAGGTGATTCTGCAGTAAACTTAAGAACTACTTCTGGCAATATTACTATTGATGCTCAAGGCAACGATACTGATATTATATTTAAAGGCACAGACAATAGTTCTGATATTACCATGTTAACTCTTGACGGCAGTGGAGCAGGTACTGCTACATTTAATAATAAAGTAGTTGCAGCAGGTGGCATAGAATCTTCATCTTACTTTTGGATGAAAACTGATAACAATGTTAGTTTGTATGCTGGAGCAAATTTTGAAGTACTGTTACAACATGTACACAACACTGGTTTAAGGTTAATTAACAATGGAACTGGAACTCCTGCTGTAGAATTACAATTTCGTGATTCAGATGAAGCCATTGGTACAGATGGAACAAATCTTAAGTTAACTTCAGGTGGTAATGAAATAACAGTACCAAATTCTGGTGCTGATACCATGACTTTAAATGCTGCCACACAAACGCTAACAAATAAAACTTTAACATCACCAAAAATAAATGAAGATGTAGCTGTAACAGCCACTGCAACAGAAATAAACAAACTAGATGGCGTAACAGCAACAACTACAGAACTTAACTATCTTGATATAACAACATTAGGCACAGTAGAGGCAAGTAAAGCAGTAACAGCCAATTCTAGTGGCAACATAGAATCAGCAGGTAAAATTACATCATTAAGATCAAGACTTACTAGTACGTCAGATGTTTCTTTATCATCTACTTCGCACCCATTTCAAATAGGAGCATCAAATACTACTAATATGGCTATAGATTCTAATGAAATCATGGCTAGAAATAATGGTAGTACTTCTACTTTATTTTTAAATATTAATGGTGGTCTTGTTGAAGTAGGTAGTGGAGGTTTAGGACTTAGAGGTGGTAATATAATTTTTGAAGGTGCAACTACAAACGATAATGAAACTACCTTAACAGTAGTAGATCCTACTGCTGATAGAACTATTACACTACC